TGAGACACCAGCTAACTTGCAGATCTCAATGACAAGAGCAACTTCTTCTTCCTCCCCCAACTCAAAGTCCATATAGTCATTTGCGCTGTTATTAAATATTGGTTCACCACCAATCATAACGTACGTCCACTTAGGGTCTTTTGGGTGTCTGCTGTAGACAAGATCCAAACAGTTTATTGTATCTGGTTTAACAGTGTAAGAATTGTTTTTATCTATGTATACAGGGTACATTTCAGTTGGACCACAAAGATTTGCGTTGTCCAAGAATGTTTCCTTATAAACCGGAACCTCATCAACCTCCACGCCATTACATCTAAGAGATAGTGGCATATACATATCGCAAGGTTTAAGGTATACTGAATCTTTTTTAGGTAGCTGAACTACTGTAGTAAACTTGTCTATCTTGTTCTTTAAATCCCTAACTCTGTCTCCATAGTCCTGGCTAAGCCTTCTAGCGTTCTTCATAGTGCTCATCCTAGAGTACTCAGAGAAGTAAAGGTTAAATATATTTTGTTGTGCGTGCTGAGCATACAGATTAAACTGCTCAGGCGTCAAGTACCCCCTATTTTCCTTGTTAAGTATAGTCAGAACAGTGTTCCTAACGTGATTAATCATACCTTAATATTTGATACAAAAATACAAAAAAAAGGGAGATCATTTCTGACCTCCCCTTTTCCTAGAGTAATACTATCTTAAAGCTTGTTGACTATGGCTTGCATAACATCAAGGCCTTCGTCAGTCTTAAAGAACTTCGCTAGTGCACTATAGACATTCTCTCCATAGGGAGCTACAAGAACCTTTTCTTTCTTCTTGTCGTTCCAGCAAACAGTCACGTTATCGTCTTGTACTCTTAGCACACCCATCTCAACGGACCTGATTGCAATGTTTCTTAATTTAATATTCTCATCATTAGCTATGTTAATGAACTCAGTTGGGTTCTTTCTAGCATAGTTAAGCATATCTCTTCTGATTTCTTTTGAGCTCATATCGGTAACTCTACCTCTTAATACGACTCTAGCTACTGCCTCAAGGTCTTCAATCTCCATCTCACGACAAAGAACCATAGCATCCAACTCTAAGTCAATGTTCCTAACCTCGTCGTCAGCAATCTTAGATGCATCAAACTCAACAAAAACCTTGTCAGCGTCTGGGTGGTATATTGATAAAAACTCTTGTAGTAACACATTTTCTTTTGACACGAATAACTTACCATTCTCAAATACAATAGGAGGTAAAGTTGCATCACCAATTTGTTCATCCATAAATACAGATGACTGGTTTGTAGCGTAGCGCATAGCTCGCTGCATTTTACCGTCAAAAAATTGAAGTGGTTTATTGTTACTGTGCTTGGACCTAAGTATGAAGTTAACCGGTGTAGATCCATTTTTTAAGACATATACTCTGTCTTTAACCTCCCACTCTTGGGTGGCTGTTGCTTTCTTTGTTGCCATTATAATTATAATTAAATTAGATTAAAAAAAAGTAAGAGTTACCCCCGTTGCTATAACGAGGGTAATTCCTACAGTAAATTTTACTTCAATAATACGAAGTTGTTTGCTCCCATTACACATAGAGCTCTTTCAGATAAGAAGTGTACTTGCATTGCGTCAAGATCACTAGTAGATGCACCACCAGCAGATCCTACAACCCATGATTTGTACTTTCTGTCTTCAGCTTCTGACTTACGATACTTAACGTGTAAGAAAGGAACTGTAGCGTTCTTTCCTAGTACTTGATCGTAGATAGTCTTAGATCCAACAGGAACAATTAAACCGTCAACACCAGAAGTTAATCCACCAGTTGTTGGGTCGTTTAAGTATTTCCAGTCAGTCTTGTAGAAGTCATACCCTAAGTTAAATCCTTTGAATCCTAAAGATAAAGCCATAGACTCATCGTTGTCGAATAAACCAAAAGAAGCACCAGCAGATCCGAAGTTGTTTAATCCAGCAAGAACGTTGTCAATCTCGAAAGATTTAGCTCTGTTGTTGAAGATTACGTTTTCTTGGATTGCTCCTTCTTTGTCTAACAATTTGATGATGTTTTCGATGTCACCTTTAGTATCGATAGATCCAGATGCGATGTTACCTCTGTCTTCTACTTCGTAGAATAAACCTTTAGTACCATTGTATCCAGCGTTAGCAGCAGCTGATCCAGCAGCAGCAGGTCTTCCTTCGATCATAGAAGTCTCTAAGTAATCTTCGAAACGTAATCTTGTTTCGTGCTCAGACTTCAAGTACCATAAGTATCCTGTTGCACCATTCTCAGTTGTTACTTCAATCCATCCGATCTGAGCCATGTCAGAACCGTTTACTTCATACTTATCCTTTAAGATAATAGGAGTAGTTGAACGGATATCTTTTGCAGCCTCTAAAGAACCAGCCATTCCAGCAGTTCCTTTTTTGAACTCAGAACCAAAAGCAAAAACTTTTAATCCACTAGTTGCTAAAGAAGCATCTAAAGTAGCACCAGAGTAAGAAGCAACCTCGAAAGAGTCAGTTCCAACAACTGTTACAAGAGCTTTGTCTTGAACACCAGCAGCATCAGTTACGATAACTGTTTGGTTTAATCTGAATGGGTGACCAGCAGAAGTGATTTCATCTCCTGTTCTAGTAGCACCTGTTACAGCTAGGTGTAGACGTCCTTGCTCTGCCCACTGAATAACATCAGAAGCAAAAGGCATTTCAGCGCCTACCATTCTTAAAAAAGAAGATACAGAACGGTTTCCGTATTTCTCGAATTCTTTTTCGTAAACTTCTGGTAAGTACTGAGAAGTGAACTCAATGCTTGATCCAATATAGTTTGTTGAAAGTGTTGATTTTGAAGGGGCTGGGGTTAATGCACCACCAGAACCTGTTAAAGTTACAGACATTTGTTTTTTGTTTTAGCGTTTTTTAATTTTCATCGTGAAATCGCTACCAGAGTCTACTATCCTGAACTTAGGTCCTTTTGAATCTACGCTGGCGTTAGTTCTAACGTCCATATCTATATTCTTAGTTTCTTTAACAAGGTCTTTAGTTGCGTCGGCCAAGCCTTGCTCGTAAAAATGTCTCGCTATTTGGTCAGCGTTTGTAGCTGCGTACATCTCTTTATGGTATGACTTTGGATCCTTTATGAAGCCATTATCATCAAGATGCCTACTAAAAAAATTCGATATATCAGACTGTGTCTGTTTTACCGTAGATGCGTCTTTTACTTCGAACACAGCTTTCTTATCTCCGAGGTTAAATTCAAAACCTTTGAACTCCTCATTGAATAAAGCATTTGTTTTCTCAGCAAAAACTTTAGACCTCTGCTCTAGAACTTCTTCTTCTGTCGCTGATTTCTGTTTATAGTCATTATAAAAGCTGTAAGCCTCTTGATAGTCTTCCGGAAGAGAAGCAGCACTTGACTCAAGCGGAGCTTTGAACTTTTCCTTTAGGCCCTCAAAATGGTTTCTAGCCTTGTATAATTCTTCTTTAATTGCTATCTGCTTTTTCTTTACTTCTCTCTCATCATCCAATTCTTCATCGTAAGAGAAATTATCTTCTAGCAGATAGTTTATTTCACTATCATCGAGGTGTGGCTTTGATTCCTTGTAGTACTCTCTAAGAACATCTGTGTCTCCAACTTCGTTCCAATCCTTCTGTAAGTTCAGAAAGTCATTGAAGCTACGACCAGTTTCTTTTTTGTACTCTAAGTACTTAGCCACGTCCTCAGGGACAGTGGTTTCTTCAGGTTGTCTAAGAACGTCTTCGATAGAAGCATACTCTCTACCGAGTTTGTTTTTAAAGTAAGATAAGATACTGTTCTCATCTAACTCTAGCACCGTATCCTCTGTAGTTTCACCTACAGTTGTTTCTTCCTCCTGAGACTCATCGACTTGTTCATCTACAGTTTCTAACTGTTCGTTTACAATTTCTGTCGTTTCGTCTACAGTAGTCTCTTCTACTTGTTGTGGCTCAATAGGATTTCCATCTCCATCAAGCTCTCTAAAGGTTACTCCTTCCATTTTGATTTGATTTAATTTTACGCAAAGATAATACTTATATATTTTATAGGTCTAAGCCTATAGAGTCAGCACCATCAAAGTCTATTGGATTTAAGTCTTGTTGTCTTTGTTGGATTAGTTTAGATTGTTGACTAGCTTGTTTTTCTGTCCTCTTATCTTTTCTATCCTCCTTATACTTTTCTTTCTGAAGCTGAGTCTGAATCTCTCCTCCTTTGATTTGAGCATCCATTCCTTTTTGAAGCTGTATTAGCTGTGACTTAAACTGGAACTCTTGCTGCATCTTTTGCATATCGAACTCCGCCTTCATCTGTGCCAGCTTAGCATCAATCTCACCCTGAGCCATAATAGTTTGCTGCTTACCTTGTTCAGCTGTCAAAGAAGCTTGTTGGTTTGCCTCAGACTGTAGTGCAATATTTTCTTGCTGTCTTTTCTGATCCATCTTCTCCTTACGTCTCTTACGTACCTTAAGAAGTTGTGAAGCCATCTTAGAGTTTCTTACCATTCTAATGTCAATAGCATCGTCGATGTCAATCTTCTGAGCAGCTAGTGAAGCTTGTATGTTTTGTTCTAGTACAGCTTTCTCTTCCTCATCTGGATGAATCTCTATAAAAATACCAAAGTCATGCAAGTGCAGATCTTTAATTTCCCTAAGAATACTCATACTCTCTCTTCCTATGTTCTTCACAAAGTCGTCAGACATATCAGAGTACTCTAACACATCGGATATTCTGTAAGCAACACACTCTGCTAATTTCTGAGTGATGTATATACCAGAATGAAGAATATGTCTAGTTGCAGTGTTTGAGTTAAGAGCTGCTAGTTTTTGTACACCAACAAGAGCGTTAGAGTCTGGAGTACTTCCATCTCTAGCCTCGTTAAGTCCAGTTACAGACCTAATCATATTTAGGTTGTAGTTGTACATATTGATCAATGAACTAATCTTGGCGTTAGATCCAGAAGAAGCAAGCTCCTGAACTGGCATCTTACCATGATTGAATTCACCTATCTCATTAGTTGATCTACCTAACACAGAACCAGTCTGGAAGTAAAGGTTAAGAACCTCTCCAGCGTCGTAGGTCATTCCATTACCTAGGTTGATAGAAGATATACCATCTAAATCCACGTACACACCATCTGGTGTCATTCTAGAAGCAATCTGTTGTAGTTTTAAGTGAGTAAGTTGAATCTGATCAGCAAAAGGAATCATCCTCTTAACTAATGAATCAATCCTACCCTTATACATTTTAGGAGCTGATACAATATAAGGCGGGTATACTTTTTGCATAGAAGACTTAGGCCTAACCATATTCTTCATTACATCCCACTTAAGTATGAACTCAGTTCCTAGAACCATAACTCCCTCGTACCAAACGTCAATGCGTTTAGACAATTTCTCGAACATCTCGTTCTCCTCAGGATTAAATGAGTCATCTCTTTTGATTACTCTTTCTCCACCTGAGTTAGTTACTTTCTTTTTGTATACAATGTTTTTGTCTGTCTTATAAGCAAAGTACAAGACAGTAGCTGTGTTTTTATCAAAGGTTTCGTTTCTAGCGCCACCTCTAGTTCCTTGATACTGATCCCACTTCTGAGAAGACTGAGCGATTTTCTCCATGTCATCCTTAGTAAGGTCTGGATTAATCTTCTTAAGCTCTGTCATGTTTATGTTCTTAACCTCACCAAAGTAGTAACAGTCCTTAAAATTAGGATCGTCTGTAGGGCTATAAACAAAATTCTCTGGGTCTACATAGTCAAGTACGATACCATCGTGTGTGTTGAATGAATGCTTCGCAACACCTATTCCCAACTCAGTAATATCCTTGTCAAGTCTTTTCTTTAACTCTAAGTACTCGTTCATCTTGAACACAGACTCAATAGCTTTCTCTTGAGCAATCTCAATAGAATCCTTGTAGTCTATCATCATGTGAAGATCTAACTCGTCGTCATTCTCAGGTAACAAGTCTGGGTCGTCTGAGAACATATTCTGACCAAGCATAGCTCCAATCTCTTCAAAGATGTCTTTGTTAGCCATCTGAGTCTGGATCTTATTCTTATAGTCAGCTCTTTTGTCTGTAGATATAGGATCTACTGCTGTTGCTTTAACATCAAAAAGTCTGTTAGCCATACCGTTAACAACGATATCAACAAACTTAGGTATAATAGGTAATGGCGTCCAGTCTAAGTTAAGGTAAGAAATATCACCGTTAACAGACATCTCGTCCTTATACTTCTGTATAGGCTGCTCGCCCATAGCGTAAAGTCTTAGGTTATGGTAAACTCCTTTATTGTCGTAAAACCTGGAGTCGCTACCTTGACCTCTAAACCACTCGGACTCAATAGCCCTACCTACTCTTACTCCGTACTGCTTAGATTGCTTTTCGCTGTCTGGAGCTAGTTGATCTGGAAAAGATGTTGTACTCTTTAGTGATGGATTATTCATAGATTTTGCTTACCAATCCTTTATTATTATACTTTGCAAAGTTAACATTTATTTCGTTACTTATTTTTCTGTTGTTTACAACATACTTTTGATTAGCCATAATAGCCAACCCCGAAGAAACAGTGGCATCAAACTTGGTTCTCTTCTGTATATCGTAGTTAGCCCAATCCTGTAAAGTCCTGGAAAAGTACACGTTACCACTTCCATTCTCACCAAAGCCAACGTGCTCCTCTATGTAAGCTTCTAAAGCCTCGGCGTGTATAGATATTACTGAAGTAGAAGATGGTATTCCACCAAGCTCTCGCTCCGCTTTAGATAACCCGTTTCTGTGTTTATCTGGCCTATCAACACTAAACCCTCTGTAGCCTCTATTCTTTAAGTGATACAAAAGCCTTGGCTTGTTGTTCTCAGCAAGTACCGGCATACCATAAAACACTAAGGCCATTAGCACGTCCTCGTAAAACAACTCAGCAGTCTGAGGTCTAGCAATATATTCTAGAAAGAATTGATTACTAGGTGCGTCATCCATATTAAATTTAGTTAAGCCATGTAGGGCTCCATTAGAGCCACCACCACCAACAGTTCCAGATATGTCATAGCTGTCACATCCGAATGCTCCAATATGATCATTCCCAGGATACTTGAGTCCATTCTTTATTATTATGTTGTTTCTTAACTTATCGTTAGGTATCCATGTTACTCTAAAAGGACCCTTCCTATCAGGGTTCCAAATAACCTCTGTGTCTCTTTGTCCGTTCTTCCAAGAAAACCTACCAGTTTGTAGAACTCTTTGAGCTTCTAAACCCTCGTTAAAGTCTATCTGCTCGTATATCTTCTGTAGATTAAACAAGCTATTGTTTGACTCATCCCTAAATGCGTGAGACTCTGTTCTAGGAAACTGTCTATAGAATTCGTTTAAAGCATCTGCGTCATTCTTAAGGGAATCAACTTCGTTCTCCCAGTAGTCAAGCACTCCGTTGTCAATAATATCTCCAACAGCGTCAAACGATTCTTTCTCTGTTGTTCTAAATACAGGCATCCCGTACTGATCTATAAAGCCCTCAAAGTTCCACTCCATTGGAACGAAAAGTGAATACATTCCACTTTTAGTTTGACCATTTGAGTTTCTCTCTGTTACGTCAGAGTCTTCGTACATCTTCTTAAAGTTGGACCCTCCCTTATCAAGTGCGTTGGACGTAGATCCCATCATGCACTTTCCTACAATACGCCTACCTAGACGAAGAGTGGTCTTTACTACACGCCAGTTATTTAAAATATTATCTGGAGGCAACCACTTACCTGATTCGTCGTGTACTAAAAGTCTGAGCTTTTCACCGTCGTAGGAGTTATCACCGGTGTTCTTCCAGTCGATGGTCGTATCAAGTCCCTGTAATTCAGCTTGGGTATCGGTTGCTTGAACGATGGACTTTCTTGTAAGCTTGGAGGCGGGGACACGGTACGCAAGTTCCGTTTTCGGTCTGTCCATTCCGTCTTGTATCGGCTTGAAGAAAAACGGATAGTTGATTGATATTGGGACCACCTTGTCTGTAAACAGTTTCTTAGCATCAGATCCAGTCTTAGAGAGTATTCCGAATCTAGCATCCGAAGATATTGTTGCCAAATTAACCGCTGCTCCGCTTGCCATGAAGCTAAAACCGGACCTCCTATTTTTAAGGTAGCACATCCCATAGCATCTATCGTCGGCCTGGCAAGCTTCCCAGAATATGAAGAATATTCTGTTTGCTTCTCTAAAATCTGGCTGCCCAACATCAATCTTGGTCCACTGCAAGTACATGTAGTGAGTGCCAGTAATATAAGTAGTAATCCCCTTGTTATAAAACCAATACCCTTCATCTCTTTTTGTAAATTCATCCTCGATATAGTCTACCCAATCATTCTTAAATGAGTTAGGCATACTGTTCCAATCAAAGATAGTTTTTATTTTCTTTAGGTCTTTGTCGTACTCTGTAGCTTCCCAGAACTGATCTTTCTTTTCGTTAGACCTTTTATGTACGTTACTAGGTACGGCCGGCAAGCCAATGCGTAGGTTCTGTATCTCTACAACCTCTCCTAGCGTACCGTCGTTAGATATTATAACTATATCATGGTCCTTGTTGTATCCACGAGTCCAAGATTTATTCTTGTTCCTTGTGGTCATAACAGACTTAGGTACACCGCTATCTACTACCTTAAGTAGTCTAAGATTTTCTTCCTCTTCTTTCAGCAAAACTCTGGAATTGTTTTTCTTCTGGTTCTTCAGTACCCTCTAACTTATTTCTCTCTTGCTCAATCCTATTAAGCATATCGAAAGCATCGTTAAGAGCCATCTTTTTAGTAGCCGCAGCGTTCTTTAACCTATCAGCAGCCACATCCTTGTCAGGATCGTCAGTAATGATCTCTGAGTGAAGAACCTTAATAAGCTCCTCTACAGCACGTTCTCCTGCCTTAATGATCCTTTCTATTCTATCGTTGTAATTGTTAAGCATACGTCTTGATTTTGCATCCTATAGAGCTTGTGTCCGTCTATTTCGAACTCGTACTCACTGTTCTTTGTAAATCCAACCTTATCTCCTTCCGAGATACCTATATATTCTAGGTTCTTGTTTCCGAAGTGAACAATGCCTGTATGCTCTTGTAACTTCTCCACCTGGAAGTAAGACTTGTCTTGCTCTTTGTCTACTGGCTTTATAAAGCAGTAGTTCTCTATAGTGCTCCACTTACCGTTTCTAGAGTACAAGAATATCCTATCAGGGTTTACCAAGTAAAGGTCATCCCTAAAGAACTCATTGCTCTTTGTCTTGTTACCTCTCATGTTGAGGTACGTCCTAAATACGTTGTGGTGTACGACAACTATGTCGCCTACTTTTATCTCTGAATTGTCAGGGGTTGCTACAACCACACCAAGTCTATTAACAAATGAAGCGTCCTCAATAGTTGTGTTAACTACGAGGTCTACTCCTGCTATATTTTTTGTGTTGTTGTATTCGCTTCCTAGTGGTTCAATTAAGTATCCATGTCTTGGATTCATAGTAGATTATATTCGATTACTACGGGAATGTCAATGAAATGCTTCCATCTAACTACTTCCCCATTTGATTTGATCCACACGCTATAGCCTTTTGGTTCTTCTGCTATTTCGTGTATTGTGTAATTACCTCCTAGGACGTTCTGACCCACTATGTAATGCATAGCGTTCTTGTAGTCCCCTCCTACAGAGATCTTACGAATGTACAAAATATTTTCCATTTTATTTAATTTTAAGCAGTATATGTACCGCTCGATGTATAAGTTAGTATTGTATCGCTTCCATCTGTTGTTACAGTAGGCGAACCTGTGGTTGTTCCTGTGTATATCCCTGTATTCATTCTAAGAATTACTATTCCAGAGCCTCCTGCTCCTCCAGAAACAACATTACTAGGACCTCTACTCGCACCACCTCCGCCGCCTCCAGTATTAGATAAACCAACATTACCGTTCCCAAAAGGATTTGCGCCACCGTTGCCACCACCACCTAATCCACCAGAACCACCAGCCGCGGATGTATAAACACCAGTATATGTACCGCCACCTCCGCCACCAGCGTAATATGTATTTGTTCCGTTAATTAAAGATTGAAAACCATTACCTCCATTACCTCCGCCAGAAGATGTTCCATTTAAACCCAAAGCAGTAGCTCCTCCGCCGCCGCCACCACCGGCATCAACACCAGAACCGGAACCTCCATTAAATCCTTGGCCAGAAGTTCCTGAACCTCCAGGAGAAGCTCTAGCAGCCCAGTCGCTACCTCCCCCTCCAGAACCTCCAGAACCAACATCATTTGAATTACCATAACCACCAAAACCACCTCCAATAGAGGTTATAGAATTAAAAGAAGAGTTACTGCCATTTACTCCTTTGCCTGTAGCTGAATCGCCTACTGCCGGTCCGCCCGCGCCACCGGCTCCAATAGTTATTGCATACTGTGTACTACTTGTTAATAAATAATCAGTAGCAGTTAAAAGGCCACCTGCCCCGCCGCCTCCAAAAACAGAAGCGCCTCCACCACCGCCTGCAACTATTAAATAATTAACAGTTAAAGGAAGAGGAATTGTATCCAAAACTTTCCACTCTGTGCCATCGTATGTTTCCATAACATTGTCAGTGGTGTTAAAGCGTATATATCCAGCTTCTGGACTTACAGGGCGCTCTGCCGTAGTTCCCTTAGGAAATGCAGTTGCGCCTGTGTC